AGAAACAGTTTTAGAAATTTATTGGCATCCATTAACAATTGCAGAAAGAGAATCTATTCTTGCAAAATCAAAAGGAGATGATGGAAATGAATTTGCTTTAAATCTTATGATTGAAAAAGCATTAGATGAAGATGGCAAAAGACTATTTCAAGATGGTCATAAGGCATCATTAAGAAGAGAAATAAATGCTGGAGTTTTGCAGAATATACAGATGGCAATGATGACATCTGGTGATGAACTGAAAGTGGAGGAAGCGAAAGCAGCATTAAAAAGCTAATAAAGATTGGTACTTTATGTTTTTCTTAGCTAAAGAGCTAGGAATGACTATAAAACAACTTACTGAAAATTTAACAAGAGAAGAATTAATTGGTTGGGCAGGGTTTTTTGAGTTAAAACATGAAGAAGAAGAAAAATATAAAGAACAAGTACAAAAAAAACAAGCCATGAAACCCAGAAGGCGGTAATATAGAAGTAATTTATTGGGTCGAGTAAATGGCAGCAGAGTACGGAATTAATATTAATGTCAGAACTAAAGACGAACAATTAAAGAGATTACAAAAAGAATTAACTTCTGCTGATCGTAAAGTTGCTTCTTTAAATAAGCAATTAACTGAATTAGAAAAGAAAACTAAAGGTGGTAAAGGTGCTGATGGTAGATTTAGTAAAACAGGTGGTCCGTTTTCTGCGGATGCAATTGCAAAAAGAAAAGAATTAGCAAAAGCAACTAAAGAAGCTGCAAAAACATTTGAAGAATATACTAGAGGTGCTTTAAATTTTGATGGAGCAAATAGAAAAGGTATTACATCTACAAGAGAATTAGCAACAAGGATGAAAGATGTTGCTGCATCTACTGGAATTACAAGTGAAAAATTTGAATTATTTACAAGAGGTTTTACTAAATTTAATTTTTCTGCACAGGTAAAATCTCTTCAAAGATTTAACGAGAGTGCAAAGATTACAGCATCTACTTTTGGTGCAATGAGTTCTGGGAATGTTCCTGGAGTTGCTGGTTTTAGTAATACAAACTTGGGTACATTATTAAACTTTACTCCTGCTAATACTGTTAATGCTATTGAAAGATATTTAGATACTTTGACGATGGTTAGAAAGGATCTAGATTTTACAGAAAAAGATTTTAAAGAAGTAACTGCAAGAATAAAAGAAATGAATGCGGAGTTGAAAAAACAACGTAATTTAATGGGATCAGATACACCAGCCAGACAAAGAAGAGATCCATTATTAAGAAGAAGAAGAGTTGATGAGGCAGAAAGATTAAGAAATAGTTTAGGTGGTCGTATAAGAGGATTTAGAAGAGGTAGAACAAATGCTGATCAAAGAATAAGAGGTCAAGTTGCTTCAAGTGCATTGATTGGTGGAGCTTTTCCTCTGTTATTTGGACAAGGTGGAGGGGCAGCTATAGGTGGTGCTTTAGGTGGTGCAGGTGGTGGATTACTTGGTGGTCAGTTTGGTTTTGCTCTGTCTTTAGTAGGTACACAACTTGGATCTTTAATTGATACAACTGTTGGAAAAGTTAGTGAGTTAGGTCAAGCATTTGGACAGTTTAGCCAAGACACAACTAAGATTGTTGAGACTTTAGGTGAAAGCAATACGATTATTGGTAGAAATATTCAGTTGTTAGAAAAGGCTAGAGGTAAACAGGCTGCTTTTGATGAAGCAGTAAGACAGACAACAATACTATTAGGAGAAGATACATTTAAAAATCTTAAACAGTTTGGAGATGATACTACAGAAATATCATCTAAAATTGCAAAATTAGGTACGCAGTTCCTAGGTGTAATAGCAGATCTTAATGAAAGACTAGGTATTACAAAAGCTTTAGCTGCAATATTGCCAGGATCAGAAGGTAGGAGACTGCAAGACGTTATAAAAAATAATGGATTTAGTCAGTTAGATTTTAGTCCTGTTGGAAAAAGAACAGGTTTGAGGCCAGAAGATTTAGCAAATTTTTTGAGTCTTTTTGAACAATTAGAAGGTTTACCTGGAGATCAATTAAAAACAGCAAGATTTTTTGGTGTTGACAATGTGCAAGATGCAAAAGCAGATGTAAGAGATTTATTAGAACTTAGTAATTCAATGATGAGTGCTAGTCTTGCAATGGAAATATTAAATAAAGAAGAAGAAAAAAATATAGAAATAAATAATACAAGAGGATTTTTAGCTCGCCAAAGAATAAGAGATACAGAATTATTAAATAAAAAATTAAAAGAATTTAAAGAATTAACAGGAGAAGATGCAAATGAACAACAAATAGAGACATTTAGAAAAATTATTGAACAAACAAACTCTTTAACTAATTCTCTTAAAACAGTAAATGATGAGATAGAAAAATTAGATAAAAAATTACTTCAGTTACAAGATCCTGGATTCCGATTAGTAACTTTAAGTCAAGCAATAGGTTCTTCGTTTGAAGAGTCTTTTAAAGGTGTAATCAAAGGAACAATGTCTGTTTCACAAGCATTTGCTAACATGGCAAATCGTATATCAGATGCGTTGCTTGATATAGCTGCTTCTACTATTGCTACAGGTTTACAAAGAATGTTTATAGGTGCATTTTCTAGAAATTTAACACCATTGAATGACGTTCAAGGTACTGTTATGAAAGCAGCAAATGGTGGTCCTGTAGGAATGAGAAAACCTTATATTGTTGGAGAACGTGGACCAGAATTATTTGTTCCAAATCAATCAGGAAATATTATTCCAAACCATGATTTAGCTGGTGTTGGGGGAAGTTCAACAAGTGTTGTTGTAAACGTAGATGCTTCTGGTACTTCTGTTGAAGGAGATCAAACAAATGGAGAAGAATTAGGTAGATTAATAGGAGCAGCAGTTCAAGCAGAACTGATTAAAGAAAAACGCCCAGGAGGTCTATTAGGATAATGGCTACTTTCCCTTTAATTAGTCCTACTTATCAAGCTCGTAAGACTACAACACCAAAAATAAATATTGCACAATTTAATGATGGTTACCAACATAGAATAAAATTTGGTCTAAATACAATTCCATATGTTTGGTCACTTAATTTTGATGTAAGTGAAGCAGATTCTGATGTTATAGAGGCATTTCTTGAAGCTAGAGCTTTAGATGGTGCTTCTTTTGATTGGCAACCACCAGGAAGTGGTGCTGCATATAAATGGATATGTCTTAGTTGGACTAAAAGAATTCCATATGTAAATAGAGCTAATTTAAATATGACATTTCAACAAGTATTTGAACCTTAATGACAAGTCCTGTATCAGAACTACAAAAAATAAACCCAAGTAGTATTATTGAGCTTTTTCAACTTGAGTTAATAACTGCTATCCATGGTTCTAATACAATATATTATTTTCATAATGGAGTAAATACTAATGAAAACCAAGATGTAATTTTTGCTGGTAATCAATATACACGAATGCCAATACAGGCTACTGGTTTTGATTTTACTTCTAAAACATTACCTCGACCTCGTTTATCTATTTCTAATATTTTAGGAACGTTTACAACTTTAATACTTACTCTGCCTCAAGGATTAGAGGGAGCAAAAGTTACTCGTATTAGAACTTTAAGTAGATATATTGATAATGTTAATTTTACTGGTGGAGATATTTTATTAGAGGATGGTAACTTTTTGATACAAGAAAATGGAGGTTTAATAGATATGGAATCTGGTATAAACCCATTTGGTACACCTGATCCTACTGCTACATTTGCTACTCAAATATTTTTTATAGATAGAAAAGTTGCAGAAAACAGAAATGGAGTAGAATTTGAACTAAGTGCTAAGATGGATTTAGACGGAGTGCGTTTACCAAAACGTCAGGTTCTACCTCAAGATTTCCCTGGTGTTGGATCGTTTTTTGCATGACTTGGCAAGATAAAGCATTAGAACACGCAATACAAGAACAACCAAGAGAATCTTGTGGTCTTTTAGTTATTAAAAAAGGAAAAGAAGTTTATTTTCCTTGTAAAAATTTAGCTTTTGATCCTTCAGATCAATTTATTATTGATGCTGATGATTGGGTAAGGATTGAAGATAATGAAGGAGAGATAGTCGGTGTTGTTCATAGTCATCCAGTTACAAGTGCAAAACCAAGTGAAGCAGATAGAATCGCCTGTGAAAAGTCAGATTTAAAATGGTGGATAGTACAGCCACAGCTAAAAGATTGGCAGTATTGCGAACCATGTGGATATAAAGCACCTTTGATTGGTAGAAAGTGGGTTTGGGGTGTTACTGATTGTTGGAGTTTATGTAGAGATTGGTATGCAGAAGAATTAGGAATACAATTAAAAGATTGGGTAAGACCTAATGATCCCGATGAATTTATAAAAAATCCAATGTTTAATGATTGTTTTGAGGAAACAGGATTTAGAGAGTTACATCCAGAAGAAGATTTAAAATATGGAGATTTATTATTAATGTCAATAAGCAGTAGCGGATTAAATCATATTGGTGTTTACTTAGGACAGCAAACAGTTTTGCATCATTTACAAAATAGGTTATCAAGTCGTGATCTATTAGATGAATGGTTGTTAAAATGTACAGGTAAGAGGATTCGTTATGTTAAGGAAAATTAGACTATACGGAGAACTTGCAAAGTTTTTAGGTCAAAGAACTTTTGAAGCTGAAGTCTATAGTGCTGCACAGGCAGTAAGGTTTTTAGTTGTTAATTTTCCACAGCTAGAAGCACACATGGGAAATAGATATTACAAAGTATTAGTTGGTAATTGGGAAATAAAAGAAGAAGAAATACATTATCCAAATGGGCAAGAAGATATAAAAATTGTTCCTATTGTTGGAGGAGAAGGAGGTAGAGGCACTCGTCAATTTTTATTAGGAGTGGCTTTAATTGGTACAGCTATATTGTTACCTGGTGCTGCTCCAGTATTTAGTGGTTCATTTACAGCAGGAGCTAGTGGATTTGCAGCAACAAGTGCTGCAATTATTGGAAATGTTGGTCTTGCTTTAGCTTTCTCAGGACTTGCTCAAATGTTAACTCCTGTTGAAAATATAAAAGAAAATGAACAAGATCCTAGATTGTCATTTAATTTTAGTGGAATACAAAATACATCAAGGGCTGGTGTTCCAGTGCCTGTAATCTATGGAGAAACTATGGTTGGATCTGTTGTTATATCAGCAGCGATTGAAAACGAACAGGTAGAAGTATGAAGATTATAGGTTCTGGCGGTGGCGGAAAAGGAGGTGGTGGAGGTGGTGGCACTCCACATGAAGAAAAAGATAATCTTGATTCTAAATCCTTTGCTAGGATTCTTGATCTTATAGGAGAAGGTGAGATAAGTGGTTTAGTTGATGGTGCTAAATCTATATTTTTAAACAACACACCATTACAAGCTGCTGATGGTAGTTTTAATTTTAAAGATGTCTCATTTGAAACAAGAACAGGTACTTCTAGTCAAACTGTAATACCAGTAACAAGAAATGTTGCTACAACAAAAACAGTAGCTGGTGCTGGAACAGCCATTCCTGCTGGTAGTGCTGGTAGAGTTATACAAATTACAGACTCAGATGTTGATGCAGTTTCTCTTCAAATAACTGTTCCTGCTCTGCAACAATTTAGTGACGAAGGAGATATTTTTGGTACTGATGTAGAACTAGCAATTCTTGTTCAATATAGTGGTGGTGGTTATCAGGCTGTTTTATCAGGTAGTTCGGCAAAGATAGCTGGTAGAACACCTGATCCATATGTAAGAGATTATCTTGTAAATCTTAATGGTGCTTTTCCTGTAAATATAAAAGTGCAAAGAATTACAGCAGACAGCACATCATCAAAATTACAAAATGAAATTCAATTTAATACATATGTTGAAATTAAATACGACAAAAGAAGTTATCCAAATAGTGCTTTAGTTGGTTTAAAGGTAGATGCAGAACAATTTTCATCAATTCCATCTCGAAAATACTTAGTAAAAGGTATAAAAGTAAAGATTCCACATAACGCAACAGTTAATGCTGATGGTAGTTTATCTTATACAGGAACATTCAATGGAACATTAGGTGCAGCACAATATACAAACGATCCAGCTTGGTGCTTATATGACCTCATCACATCTTCAAGATATGGATTAGGTGCTCATGTTATTGAAACTGAAATAGATAAATTTAGTTTTTATGCAGCTTCAGTTTATTGTTCACAACAAGTTGATGACGGCACAGGAACAGGTGCTACTGAACCACGTTTTTCTTGTAATGTAAATATTAGTAATCAACAAGAAGCATATAACGTAATAAATCAAATGTGTTCTGTATTTAGAGCTATGCCATATTATGAAGCTGGTAACTTAACTATTACACAAGATTCTCCGAAAGATGCTAGTTATCTATTTACACTTGCCAATGTATTAGAACCTGGATTTAATTATTCAAATACGAGTCAAAGACAAAGACCTACAGTAGTAGTTGCAAAATACTTGGATTTAGAATTAAGAGATATAAACTATGTTGAAGAGATTGATACTGCAAACCAAACAAGGTACGGATCAGTTATCCGAAATATTAATGCATTTGCCTGTACATCAAGAGGTCAAGCTGCACGATTAGCAAAATGGCTACTCTACATGAGCAATGTAGAACGTGAAATTGTTTCATTTGCTACTTCTATAGATGCTGGTGCTGTTGTAAGACCAGGCCAAATTATTGAAATAGCTGATCCTGTTCGTAGCGGAGAAAGAAGAGGTGGTCGTATTGTTTCGGCAACAACTAATTCTGTAACTGTAGATGATGCTACTGGATTAAGTATTCAAGGTGCATCAACACTAAGTGTTGTTTTACCTGATGGAACAGTAGAACAGGTTACAGTATCAGGGATTACTAATAATGTTTTTAGTCTTGGTCAGCATTTTTCTGTTGCACCAAATTCTAATAGTGTTTGGATATTTGAAACGAGTACTATTCTTACAACAACTTGGAGAGTATTAGAAGTTCAAGAACAAGATAGAACTAATTATGTTATTACTGCTAGTGAATACAATTCTGGTAAATACAATCATATTGAAAATGGTATAGCATTACCAGTAAGAGATGTAACTAATTTAGATATTCCACCAGAAGCACCTTCAAATGTCAGTGCAACAGAAGTTATTTATGAAAACACTGGAATAGCAAGAGTAAAGATTGTTGTTAGTTGGACTAGCACTTCAGATACACATTACATTCGTTACAGGTTACAGAATGGAAACTTTGTATCAAGAACTGTTGATAATTCAAAAAGTTATGAAATTTTAGATACTATTGCTGGTAATTATCAGATTGAAGTTTATAGCGTAAGTTCTTCTGGTTTACGATCTACAACCTTTAATACACCTCAAAGTCCGTTTTTTGTGGCAAGAGGTAAAACTGATCCTCCTTCTAATGTCAGTGGAGTTAGTTTATTACCGATTGATGAGACAAGTGCAATATTAAGTTGGGATCGTGCCACAGAACTTGATGTGTTGTTAGGTGGTAAAACTTTAATTAGACATTCTAGTAAGACAACAGGTGCTCAATGGAAGGATGGACAGAATATAGTTGTAGCTGCTGCTGGAAACCAAACTCAAAAAATTGTTCCATTGCTTGAAGGTACTTATTTAATTAAATTTGAAGATGATGGTGGTAGAGAAAGTCCTTCTCCTGGTTCTAGTGACAGTGATTGGAATAATACTAGAGTAACAACTAATCTACCAGCACCATCTGAAAGACTTCTTGTGGGAAGTATTGATGAACATACACCAAACTTTACGGGTTCAAAAACAAATACAATTTATGATTCAACTTTAGATGCTTTAAAACTTACAGTAAGCAGTAATGCAGTTTCTACTTCTGGAGAATATATTTTTACTAATTCTATAGATTTAACACAGCCATATGATGTTAATCTAAGAAAAGTATTAGAAGCTTCTAGTTTCAACTTAAATAATTTATGGGATGATAGAGTTGATTTAGTAGATGATTGGGGATATATAGATCAAATTGGCGGTGTAACTGAAGCTACAAAATGTAATGCTGCTGTATATGTAAGATCAACAAATGATGATCCATCAGGATCACCGACATGGAGTGCTTATAAAGAGTTTAGTAATGTTCTAATTACAGGTAGAGCATTTCAATTTCAGGCAAGATTAACAAGTAGTGACACTAACCAAAATATAGCTGTCACTAAATTAGGTGCTAAATTAGAATTACAGGGAAGAACAGAATCTATCTCGACTCCAGTTACTACTGGATCATCTCAATATTCTGTTTCTTTTACAAACGCATTTAAGCAAACACCAACTGTAGTAGTGACTCCAACTAATCAACAATCTGGGGATTTCCATGAACTTGCTAATATAAGTAGGACAGGTTTCCAAGTCACTTTTAAAAATGGCAGTTCAGCAGTTGCAAGATCATTTGTATGGGCAGCATCAGGTTTTGGTAAGGAGGTTACATAATGAGTAATGCGTCAGATTATAACTTAGCTAACCAAGTTGGTTCTTCTTTTAGAACCGAACTTAATAACGTATTAGGAGATGTACAATCTTTAAATAGTGGGTCATCTGATCCTACAACCACTGTTGCTTACAAGATATGGGTAGATACTTCAACGAATTTATTGAAAATTAGGAACAGTTCAAATAATGGCTGGTTAGTTCTAGGAAGTCTGACAGATGCAGCACATACTAATAACTTTGGATTAGCAACAAAAGCTGATCCAGATTTTACAGGTACAGTGGATTCTGCTGGTGATATTGTTATGGGTGGTACAGGAGCTTTAAAACTGCCAAATGGTACAACTGCCCAAAGGCCAACAGCAGCTACAGGTCAGATAAGATTCAATAATACTACAACAGAATTTGAAGGATATAACGGATCAGCCTGGGGTGGTTTAGCTTCTGGAGTGCCTGTAGGTACAATCCTTGCTCATGCAGCCAATACACCTCCATCGGGATTCTTAGAATGTAATGGAAGTGCTATTAGTAGATCAACTTATGCAACATTGTTCTCTACCATATCTACGACATTTGGTGTAGGAGATGGATCATCAACTTTTGCTTTACCTGATTTAAGGGGACAATTTATTAGGGGTTGGGCAAATAATGGTAGCACTGATGCAAGTAGAGTTTTTGGTTCAACACAAACAGATCAAAACAAAAATCATACGCACACAACCGATTCGACATCACTTACTGGTTCAGTTGGAAATATATCGCAATCTTATAGGATAGATGGTACAGCAAGTGGAGTTTTTACTAAGGGTGGAAATGCTAATGCAAGATTATTTGGTAACAATGGAGGAGAAGCACAATGCGGTAGCTTTAGTATGGATGCAACTCACTCACATACTATTGCAAGTAGTGGTGGTGGAACTGAGGCACGACCTACAAACCTTGCTTTAATGTACATAATCAAGTTCTAATTATGACAAATAAAAAGATAACCGAATTTACAGAGCTTACCGCACCAGCGAGCACTGATGTTCTACCGATTATTGATGCAAGTGATACAAGTAACAAAAAAATAAGTTATGCAAATTTATTAAGTAAAGCTCCAGACGGATCTACTTCTGCTCCTGCATTTAGTTTTAATTCTGATCCAAATACAGGAATAAGTGGAGGGTCAGATACTTTAACCTTTAGTACAGGTGGAACTGGCAGAATGTCTATTAGTTCTGCTGGTCTTGTAAATATCGTAGGAGATTTAACAGTTGGTGGAACGACCACTACTATCAATACAGCCACACTCGATGTCGAAGATAAAAATATTACTCTTGGAAAAGTATCAACTCCAACTGATACAACTGCTGATGGCGGTGGTTTAACTCTTAAAGGTGCATCTGATAAGACATTTAATTGGGTAAATGCAACAGATTCATGGACAAGTAGTGAACATTTATCTGTTTCTGGTCAAAAAGAAGTTAGATATTTAGATTCTGATTCATCTCATTATGTTGGTTTTAAATCTCCTGCAACAGTTTCATCTAATGTAGTTTGGACATTACCTTCTGCCGACTCGTCTGTAAGTGGATATGTTTTATCAAGTAATGCTTCTGGAGTTCTTAGCTGGGTAGCACCTGGTCAAAATGCAGACCCTGACTTCACTGGCACATTAACTCTTACTGATGATGGAAATATTAGAGGATTTGCTTCTACTCAAGCTACATACACTGGATCTGTAAAAACTTTTACTGTTACTGTTGCAAGTAAAACAGCAGCACATAGATATAACGGAAGTGGTTCTGGTAATGGATATGTAATAGATGGTAAAGAAGCACCATTTCTAACTCTTACACCTGGTCGTACTTATAAATTCGATCAATCACATTCAAGTAATGCTGGTCATCCTTTACGTTTTTATCTTGAATCAAACAAAACTACAGCTTATACGACAAACGTAACTGTAAATGGAACAGCAGGTCAAAGTGGTGCATATGTGCAAATTGTTATAGGGGATACTACCCCGATGGTTATTCATTATCAATGCTCATCTCATGCGTTGATGGGTAATGCAATCCAGACTAATTCTGCAACAGCTACAGGAACTTTATTGTCCAGCTTAAGTGTTAGTGGAAATATGGATGTTACTGGTACATTTACTGTCAGCGACAATATCTTAATGACAGGAACAGGAGCTATTGATATTGCTGCTGGAACCACAGCACAAAGACCAGGATCACCTAATTCTGGAATGATTCGTTTTAATACAACAACAACATCTTATGAAGGTTATAACGGCAGTGCTTGGGGTGAATTAGGTGGTGGTGGTATAAGTAGCGTAGTTGAAGATACTTCACCACAACTAGGCGGTGATTTACAAAGTAACGGATCAGATATTGATTTTGCTGATAATGATAAAGCAATATTCGGTACTGGTGGAGACTTCCAAATTTATCACGATAGTAATGTAACTAGACTTTCAGAAGAAGGAACAGGAAACCTAATATTACAAACCAATGGAGCAGGGATAGAACTCAATAAAGGTACTACTGAAAATATGATTAAAGCCTTTACTGACGGAGCAGTAGAACTATATTACGACAACAGTAAAAAGTTTGAGACAGTTACAGGTGGAGCTACGATTACAGGAGTTTGTACAGCAACTTCTTTTGCTGGTGATGGGTCAGCATTAACTGGTATTTCGGCAGGATCAACTACTTCTGTTTTTGAAAATCCTAAAGTATTATCAGGTAATCATTCAATAAACTCTAACAATAATGCTTTGGTTGCTGGAGAATTTTCTGTTGGTAGTTATACTTTAACTATACCTTCGGGCAGTACTTTTGTTGTAGTTTAATGCCAGTATCAATCAACGGAAACACAGGAGTAATTACAGGACTTGCAGTTGGTGGGTTGCCTGATGGAATAGTAGATGCAGATATGCTTGCAGCAAACGCTGTATCAAGTGGGAAAATAGCAAGTGGTGCAATCACTTCTGCAAAATTAGCAAGTGGTGTTGGAGGTAAAATTCTACAAGTAAAACAAACTTTTAAAAATGATACTGCAAGCACTAGTTCGGGTAGTTTTTCAGATATATCAGGACTAACTGTTAGTATTACACCATCTGCAACAAGTAATAAAATTTTATATAAGGGTAGTTTGTATTTGGCTTATACAGGTGCTGAAGGAAATTTTAGACTAAAAAGAACAATAGGTGGGACTACAACTGAAATAGCTAATGCAAGTGTTGTAGATGATGATGCAGACGGCACTTTTGCTATAGGTGGGTCATCTTTATATTTAACAGCTAATTTTGAATTTTTAGATTCTCCAAATACAACAAGTGCGATTACATATGGTATTAAATGGCATATGCACTCTGGAACAATGTATCTTAATAGAACTTGGGATAATAATTGGTTTCATGGAGTATCATCTATCACAGCAATGGAGGTATCAGCATGACAGGAAAAATTAAACTCGTACATTCTGGTGGTAATGCAGTTTCGTTAGCAG